ACAAAACGAGTGAACGCTTCGGCAGCATCCTGGCGCCACAACATCGCAAAGTCATCCACGGCCATGCCGGCCACAGCAGAGAACACACGCAAGTTTTGATTCCCAGTCGCCACGGCCTCCGTCATCGACTGCAGCACCTTGCCCACAGCCGTACCGCCAGCTTCCGCCTCAATGCCGACCGAAGCGAATGCACCAGCAATGGCCAGCACATCTGCTTCCGCCAGACCAGCTATCTTGCCCTGGCCGGCCAGTCTCAGCGCGAAATNNACGATTTTGCTCTCTGTTGTCGCTAGATTGTTGCCCAGNTGGACGACTGTCGCACCTAGCCGATCAAAATTNCTCTGGCCGCTTTGCATAATATTGGCCATTTGCGCCAGGGCCATGGCCGCTTCNTCACTGGCCATATTGGTNGCNGTGCCNANCATGGCCANGACCTCGGTGAACTCCGNTATGTTTTCGACTTGAATGCCCAGCTGACCCGCCGTTTCGGCAATCTGCGCTATCNCGCGGTGGGTCAGNGGGATTTTCTCAGTCATNCGGGAGAGGGTCTGTTCCAGCTCCGCGAACTGCTCTTCCGTGGCATCAACTGTCTTCCTGACGCCGGCGAACGCATCTTCCCACTCGATGGCGGCCTTGCCCACTAGCGCCATGCCGGCAAGGATGGGCGCGGTGATGCCCTTTGCCCAGCGCCAGCCAATGCGCTCCATGTTGCGGGCGCTGCGCATGAACTCCTTTTCTGTGTTCTTGACCGCCCGGGCGGCACGCCCCATGGCACGCTCAAAGTCAGTGACGGAACCTTGTAGTACGATCGATANAGTCCCAACTACAGCCACACCGTCACCCCCTCCCCACCAAATAGGGAGACGGCCCTACTTAGAGCCGCCTCCGTGTGTTGCCTCCAGTATCCGTGCCCAAGCCTCCATGATCTGGGCTTGCTCCTCGACGCTTTGCTCCTCGACTTCGGCTTGCGCCCGTCTGGGCATGAAGTCCGAGGGCTCGTAAGGCTTGCGCCGGCGCTTCGGGTCCCGGTTGGCGTTGGCGATGACGGATGCCAACATGCCGAAGCGCCAGTCCTCGACCTCGGNGCCCCAGGGCTCCAANCTGAAAAAGACGGCCCATTCCGTNAGCTCCCGTGAGTCAATCCTCTCNAGAAGCTCGCGAACCGTCATGCCTAGCGCTAAGGCTAGGCGGAAGTAGAATCGTCGCTCAGGTCGCTCTCGGAGTTTTTTGCTAATTCCTCGACGTCCTCATCGCGGAGTCCGGACAGGCGCTGGGCGACCTCGAAGATCCGATCAAGTGCGGCCGCCGACTTGTTGCCCAGCCATTTGACATCCTCGTCCTTAAATATCCGGTTGCCTTGCTCGTCCACGACCGTAAGGGCAACCAGCTTTGCCCGAATATTCTGCAGGTTCATCCGGGTACTCTTGCCCCGCTGCTCGACGATGGACTGTTCAAACCTATCTCTCTCGGCCCCCGTGAGGGCCCGTACAAGGACGTCTCCGCCCCATTCGGGGACGTGGACTCGTTCTGTTGGCAGGTCTTGCACTTGCAGAATCGCATCACGCGTCAACAGCGCCATTATTTCGCCCCCTGTTAGTCACTGATTTGGCCAAACTCGAACACGCCAGTGAGAGCCAGCGTGACCTCAATCTGAACCACTTCGTTTTCGACAATTTCCTGCGGACGATAGCCCGTACAGATCGCCGTGAATGTCCAGCCGTAGCCGGTTGGCAGCTTAATCCTATAGCGTCGCGGCTCGGCAGAGATGAAGTCCTCTTCCAGGGCTAGGTGGCTCTCAAGAGTCGGGTCAAAGTTGAGCATTACAGTGACCTCGCCGGCGTCAATAAGACCCGCCAGCTTCTTTCGGACCTCACCAGGTGGGTCAAGCTCCTCAACCTCGACGATTTCCCGCTCCGGTTGGGGAGGGGTGATCCGTGCAACGTTACCAATCTCCTCGAACGTTCCCTCCGTATCTCCCTCGCGGTAGAACTTCGTCCTCCGGCCAGTGAACTCAGCCATCTAGATCACTCCTTTTCAAGATACGTGATGATCACGTCGATGTGGTGATACACCTCATCAACCTCGTCTTGGTCGACTTGCCTGTCGCCCTGAACTCTCGCCTCCATAACCTCCAGGGCCCCGGCCATTAGGCCGGAAAAACCCTCAACAGCATTGATGGCCGCTTTCGCGGCCACCTCGACGTCCGGCTGTGTGTCGGCAATTACTGTAAGCTGAATCCTTGTCCGCTGCCATGCCACTCCAGACAGATCCCTAACTGGTACCCGGCTAATTGGCGGCCAAATTACAATCAGCGGCTTCTTCGCCCCTGTTGGGACTCGCCGCTGATACACCCTGTCGCCCACAGCCGCCTGCACGCCTGGATCTGCTCGGAGGTGGGCGTACAGTGCTTGTCTTGGCTCTACACTCATAGGCCCAACCTCCTTCGCAACTCATCCACAGCGGCTTGTTCGGCCTCCTCAAGTTTGGCGTCAAACGCGGGCCGCAAGAATGGCTTAGGTGGGNCGTCGCCCACTTTCTGGCCATTAACGACTATCGCATGGCCCTCCTCNACCAGTCGACCGTACCAGCCCTCTTTGCCGGGACCAACCTTGACTTCCACCCTGGTTTTGGTCTGCTTTACAACTTCCTTCTGGATGTCGTTAGCGAGGGTGCCCGTCCTCACCGGCGCCAGCCGTGCCGCTTCTGCTCGCACTATTTCCGCCCCGGCGAGGATGGACTCTCGCATGTGTTCACGAGCAACCGTCTCCTCCAGCACCTGCAACTTGCGGGCCAGCTTGTCTCCACCTTCAACCTTCAACCTGACCTTCATGCCGGNCGCACCTCCCGGCACATGAGCTGCAGCCATCGGCGGCGCCCATCTCGNTCNAGCACNGCCTGGATCTCGAGCTCCCGNCCGTCATGCCGCACCAGCATACCCGGTTCGATGCCGCGGCAATAGCGAATCGTAATGCGATGGTCGGCCTGGATGTTCGATTGCTGCGCCTCGAAGTACAGGCGCCCGGTCAAGGCCTCAACTGCGGCCCACACAGCGGCGATCGTCTGCCACACAGGGTTGGGCAACGGGTCGCCCCATTCGTTGCGGGCCTCCACGTAGCGGCCGATTTCGATGCGGTGGCGCATCGTGCTGACCTGAAATGCCATGGCCACGCACCCCCCCCTTACGTCGCCCTGTAATCGGCCGACAGGGAGAGGTGTGCCTTGAGCATATCATAGGCCGCCTGCANCCNCTCCNCATTCGGGTGNTCCCACTCGAACTGNGCCCGGGCGTAGACGATGATAGCCCGCTTGATGAGTGGGTCGTTAGGGTCGTTGGCCCTCTCCTGGGACACGCCGCTCAAGACGAGATCCTGTCGGGCTGCATCAATCAGATCACTGATCTCTGTNTCATGCTCTGTGCCATCGACCCGCAGGGCTGCCTTCACATCATCGATCAGAGCCATCGTCCGTCACCTCAGCGAAAGTGAGCGCCGGGCGCTGATTGGTGCCCGGCGCCACGTCCTTACTCAGCACCGTTCCCGCTACCGTTCCCACTACCGTTCCCGCTCGGCTCGGCCTTCTTCTTAATGAGCACCACGCCGTTCGGGTCGGCCAGCCTGCCGTCGGCGATCATCGTGGCTTTGCTGATCCACTCGTCGGTGTTCTCGTCGAAGTAGCGACGGTACGTGATGGCCATATTAGAATTAACCATGTAGTCCTCCAGCCGGACCAAAATACCGATGGCGTCACCGACATTGGCCTCATCGATGGACGGCAGCAGATCCTCGACCGCGATGACCTCCCGGCCCAAGAACCGCTCCTCGATAGAACCGTCCAGGCCGTAGTTCACACGGGCGACAGGCTGGCCGGTGCTGTCGACCATGCCGACGATGTACCTGTGCCAGTCGGCGTCGTTCAAGATGAGCACCACACCGGACCGGTAAGACCGCGGCACCTTGGCAAATACGGCCGGCCAGGTAGTATACTGGCCGAACTCCGATGGCGCCAGGGAGATGGTTCGAGCCGGCGGCACGTCGTGTTTCACGATGCCCAGCGGCTGGCCGGTGCCGNTGCCCGAGATGATGGCCTCGTCCAGCGCCTTGACCATCGCCTCGGCGATGTTGTCGGCAATCGTCTGCTCGAAGATGGGCAGAGCTACTACCGACGCCACCAGTTCGACGGCCACGCGGACCTGCAACTTGTGATAGCTGAAGCTGATCGTGGTATTGACCGTCTTCTTCTGCTTGTCCNCGACCTGGCCGGCGGTAAGCCAAACGGCCGTCGGCTTAACAGTCGAAACGGGGATCTCTAGGCCACCCTGGATGCTGGTCTTGGTGACCCGCGACCAGATGCGACCAACTTCCTCCATCTTCTCCACGATCCTATTCAGAATCGTGGTCGGAATGACGGCACCGATGTCACCCGGCAGTGTCGTCTCGTCGGTCCGGAATTCGAGAATATCATTCTTGACGCCTCTGGTGACGTAGTCCATGAACGCCCGGCGGTACTCCATGGTGTCGTACCGGTCGACGGCACGGGGCTCCACAGTGGCCTTCTGCACCGACGTGGANTCGATCACCCGGACTTCGGGTGCCGTCCCGGCCTGGATGCTAGCCGCCACATCCAGGCGCCTGCGCAGCTCCTTTTCCTCGTCAGCCAGCCCCTTCAGTTCCTTTTCCAACGCGTCCAAGTCAACATTTCCGTCGTTCTCCAGCAAGCCGCGAATCTCGGCCTTACGAGCCTCGATTTCCTGCAATCTCTTCCGCAAGTTCATGTTTTCACACTCCCTTACAAATAGGTCTGAATGATCAGCTTGCGACGCCGCTTCTCGGCCGCCTCCGCGGCCTGGCGCTCGGCCTCCGCCTGCGCCTCGAAGTAGTGCCGCGCGCTGATGTAGGTATCCGGGTACGCCGGGGTATCCACCGCCGAGACGTCCCAGATCCGCTTGATCCGGATAATCTTTCGGGTGCGGGTCTTCTTGTCGTATTTCTGCTCCGCGACGGTGAACGCGAACGACATCTTGTCGATGTCGCCTCGCTTGATAAGTTCGTACAGATCCCGACCCGCCGTCGTGTTAGCCAGCTTGGCCCGCACCAAAAGCCCCTGCTCGTCGGGGATAAGTTCCAGGGTCTTGTTCCGGGTGCGGGCCATCACCATGACACTGTCGCTGTGGTTGTACTTAAAAGGTACGTCCTTGAGGTCGGCGCCCTCCAGCGCCCCGCGGGCAATAACCTCGTAGTACTTGTTCCCCTCGATCTCGTACATTACGGTCGGGCTCTCGTAGACGATGGCCCGACCTTCGACGATCATCTCATTGGCATCACCCGCCGGCTCAATGGCCCGCAGCTCGGCCATGCGGATTTCCTTCTGAGGCCACACCGCCGCCCGCTCATTCCACTGGGTGAGGCAGACGGCATACCGCTGCGACTCGTCCGGGAACTCGGACAGCATAGTTTTGTCAGCCATGCACCGATTGATGAACTTGTCTTTATCCTCACCCTCCTTGGGTTTCGGTAGTGGCATTATCTTCACCTCCTTCGACCGCTTCCAAGTCATCCAAGTCGTCGGTCTCATCCACCGGCCGTGTGTCCAGCCTGCGAATCGGCGTGTCCCCGCCAGGAACTGGCGGCAGATTGAAGACCTCCGCCAACTGGTTCGGGGTCATGATGCCACGATCAACAAGCTGGACGAGTCCCAGCTTCGTCGAAACGGAAGCATACTGCAGCCTGTTGGCCTCGAATATGATTTCGTTGCCGTGACCGATCTCCCGATCCGAAAAGATCTTGGAGGTAAACTCCAGGCTCATCTGCACGGCCAGCGGCTCAATGGTGCTCTCGTAAAACGCATTCCACTGGTCCTCGGTGTAGTTGCCCATCACGATGTTTTCGTTCACACCGAAGTACCGAAATACGGCGTCCCTCANCTNCNTCATTTGGGCCGCGTTGATCATCCTGGGCTCGGTGTTCAGCGGGATGTACTCGGCCTTCGCATCCAAGGCCGCAATCCCGCCGGCATTGGACACTGTGAGATACTCCTTGACAAATCGCTCGCGCTGGGCCTCGATGTCACTCTCCTTGAGCATACCTTGGAAC